TAATTGGAATACTTCTAGTGTTACTGCTATGAGTAACATGTTTAATGGTGCATCAGCCTTTAACCAAGATATAGGTAATTGGGATACTTCAAGTGTTACTAATATGATTAACATGTTTTTTGGTGCATCTTCTTTTAATCAAGATATAGGTAATTGGAATACTTCTAATGTTACTAATATGGCTAATATGTTTAGAAATGCAACATCCTTCAACCAAAACTTATCGGGTTGGTGCGTTACAAACATACCAACTTTACCAAGTAGTTTTGACACACTCAGCCCATTAACAGTGCCAAATCGCCCAGTTTGGGGAACTTGTCCATAAAATAAAAAAATGATTAACTTAGTTTGGTCTTTATTTAAAAAACAACAACCTTTAGTTAAGGTTTTAACTATAATCATAATTATAGCTATATCTTATTCAACAATTTTACTTACCCAAAAAGCTTATTATAAATACAAGTATTACCAACAAATAGAAAAAAACTACAATGCAGCTAGAGATAGCATTATACGTTTAAACACAGAAATAAAAGATTTAACTTTAAGGCATAAAATAGAAACTGAAAAAGCTAAAAAGAAATCTAAAGATATAAACGATAAATTAAAGCAAGATGAAGAAGATATTAATAATCGTATTGTTACTGATGATGAACTCAAAGAGTTTTTGTCAAGATACGATAACTAAAGTTGAAGTGAAAGTATCAACTTTGAAATCTATTAAAAAGGATATGGATAAGTGCGACTCTTTAAGGGTTGCTTATGTCAGTCAAGTAGGTAATATAAATGAATTAGTGCAATTAAACTTAAAATACTACAACAACATACAAGCTAATATAAAAAGCAAAGAGAAATTACAATTAGAATTAGACGAAAGTTTAAAAGCGTTACGTAAAAAGAAAAAAGGCAACTGGATATTACCAACAGCAATAGGTATTACAGGAGGATTGTTAGGTGGTGTTTTATTGGTTAAATAGCAGATAATGGCAAAGACAGCAATAATAGTAGGACACGACCAAAAAAAGCAAGGGGCATACTCGCCTATTATACAAATGACTGAATATCGTTATAATTGTTTAGTCGCAGATAAGTTGTGCGAATACTTCGATGTTTATTACAGACCAATAAAAGGTAGTTATTATCAAAAGATGAAAAAACTATCTAACAAGGTAAACAAGAAATGGTACGAATACGTTGTTGAACTACATTTTAATATGTTTGACGGTAAAGCAAACAACAAAGGTCAAGGTTGTGAAACTGTTATATTCCCTAATAATCAAGATGCTAGACGTAAAGCAAGCCAACTAAACGAATATATATCTAAAGAATTTAATGTAGTTAATAGAGGTGTTAAAGAACACGGAAGAGGGCAAAGAGGATATGGGTTTTTAAAGATGATGAGTGGTAATTCTATTATATTAGAGCCTTTTTTTGGTGATGAAAACGAAGCTAAAAGGTTTTTAGACATAGAAAAATACGCTTACATTATAAAACAATTATTTAGTTAGCCGTTGTTTAATAAAATAATTATATTTCATATTTTTGTATCTTTGTGTAAATTAATAAATTATGAGTTACCAGAGATTACAAGGAAGAAAATACGAAGCTGTAACTAAAAGCGATACAGACAACATAACTTATTTAGACACAGAAATAGGTGCTTGTGTTTTATATATAGGCACAGGAGGTTCTTTAAGAGTTATTAATGAACTTGGCAACGATGAAGTTTTTGAAAATATACCTAATGGTACGTTTTTTCCTGTTCACGTTATAAGAGTGCATACAGATTCAACAGCAGACGATATTATAGCTATATGGTAGGACTATCTAACTCAATAGGGATTGATATTACAGGAAGGAAATTATCAGGTAGCGTTGTTAATTCTTTTACAATTAGGGTTAATACCACTTTGGGTAATGCTAATAATACTGTTAATTTAAGCGTTATAAATATAAATAGTGATATAGATTGGGGTGATGGAACTGTAGAAAATGTAAATACAGGAGGTACAAGCACTATAACTCATACTTATGCTTCTGGTGGTATTTACGACATAAAAATACCAAATGCAATAGAAGGTTTTTCATCTACTTCTGGAGATATTCTAAAAATCACTTTTATAGATTTTGGAAATAATTACGGATTAAATTCTACAAGTCAAGAAGGGGCTTTTAACGGTTTATCAAATTGCACAAGTTTAGGCAATGGCATAGGAATGTTCAATAATGTTACAAATTTTGAAACTTTTTTTAGAAATACACCTATCACTAATTTTCCTAACATAAATACTTCTAGTGCGACAACTTTTAGATTAGCTTTTACAGATAGTAATTTACAAAGCTTTCCAGCTAATGTTTTTGATAATTGTCCATGTACTAACTTTCAATTTGCTTGGTTGAGAAATGCTATAGATGTTACAGGAGTAGATAATATTTTAGTGAGTATTAATCAAGCTAGATTAAATGGTGTACATGTAGGTAGCACTAATCGAATAGATATTAATAACGGTACAAGTGCTACGCCAAGTGCAACAGGTAAAACAGCTACAGATGCACTTAGAGCAAATGGAATTACTGTTAATTTAAACGGATATTAAAATTATGGAATATATAAAAATAATAAGTGATTTTTTTAGTAATTTTAAAAAAGAAATAGTTGATGAGATTAAAAATAATTTACCCGAAGCTTGTGATTGTGTACAACCACCTCTTGTAACAGACAAACAATTAGTGCTAAGTACTGTAAATGATTTAAGGAATTACAAAGCTCCAAAAGAGGGTGAAGTCATAAAAGTCTTAGCACATAACACAAATGGTTTAAATGAAAGGTATGGTGGTGGCGAGTTTAGATTTACAAAAACACCTTTATTTGAAATAGAATCATCCAACCAAAGGGATGATATACGATTTTTACAAACTACACCGCTTACACAACCTATTGGCGCAGATGTTTCTTATGGACAAAAACTAAGTTTTGAAAATTCTTCTGAAATAGGAGAAATATTTATTAATGCTTCTATAAGTCAAGGTGATTATTTGCAAAGGGTTTATGGTAAAGGCTCAACAGCTTTTAGACTTAAAAACTTAACAAGCGAAACAAGGTCAGGAGATAAGGCATTTTTCGCTGATGATAATGGAGTGTATATAAGACCAAATTATGATGGGTTTGATGGTGTAGGTTATTGGAAGAGAATACTTGGAGATAAGCAAGTGGTAACGCCAGAAATGTATGGTGCAATACCAAACCCTACTATTTACGATTATACGTATAATTCTACAACAGCTTTGCAAAACGCAATGGATAGTTTTTATCCAGTCGAAGCATATAATAAATATTATGTTACTGATACTTTGTTTGCTAAAAGAAAAAAATCTTATACTTTTCAAGGTTACAATCAAATGTACGATGTAAAAGCAGATAGAAGATTTAGAGCATTAGACATTAATACTAAATCATTAATTTATACAGATAAAAATATTGATGTATTAAAATTAATTTCGGACTGTAATTTTTACGCCACTTTTGATGTAAGTCAAGCATCTATGTACAGAAATACAGTTGTGTCTATGCCTTTAGCGTTTAGACATCGTAGTAATATAGACATCATTGTACAAGGTAATATTAATGAGATTGTAGAAAATGCAGGGAATACAGGTGCTAGATGTTTTAAATTTGATGGCTTAGACACATCATTTAAAGATGTAGAGTTTGCTGGTAATGGCTATGTTACTTCTACCAATATAAAAGTTAAAGGTGTAGGAGTTTATTCATTAGTTGAGCATACAGATATAGATGCAAATGTAGGGAGTGGAATTTTTACAAACACTTGTAATATAACAATAGAGGGTATTTATGTCAAGCGTGGTGTATGGTGTGATTTTCCTATTGATGGCACAGCGTTTCGTGGAGTTATACAGTCTAAGGCTAATTGTTCAGCTTATACTTTAGAAGAAAGACAAGCAGTAGGTTTTAGAGATTTTTGTAACAAAATAGACTCTAAAAACGGATTGTATGGTATTCAAGTATGGGATTATAGAGGTAATGAAAATACATTTACAGACCCTTGTTGGTTAGTTTCTGGCCCAGTAGATTTAGACTTCAACACTAAAAGAGATTTATACAGACCAACTAAAGGTGAACACTTTATAAGAAATGAAGTTAGTTTAATTGCACCAACAGCTTATAATCCTCAATATGGTTTTTTAGACCGTCGTTCATCAATTTCAAAATTTAATCTTAATACAGCTACAAATTCAGTATGGGTAGCATTTTCTCAAAGAGGTAATGTAAGTATGAAAGCTTATACAGCACCTAAAGATTTTAGTTTTGAAAGTAATATTAATACATCTGATACTTACGATGAAGTATTAGAAACTGAAAACATAAAAATACTTAATGCTGAAAATTTTGGGAGTATCTCTAAAGCTTCACCAGAATTTACTTGGTCAAAAGCAGCAGATTTAGATAATGATTATGTAGAAGTTGTATTAACTGACCCTAATAATGTTGGCTTATTATCTATTAGGGAATTAGGTATTGCATTAGATGGTGGCTGTAAATACTTGCAATTAATACAAAGTAGTGTTGTTCATTTTCTTGATGCTAAAGGACTAGACTTTCATCATTTTAGATTTTTAAAAAATATTAATACACCAATAATTTTAAGATTTATAGGGAAAGATTTTGAGACAGGCAATCGTATGGATGAAGAGGGAATTTTAAAAATAGCAGATGTTTCAGCTTATTCTACAGATAATAAAGAATTAGGCAAAGACAGAAAGTACACCCCTATGTTAACAACAGAGGGCGGACAATCTGTTTATGATGATATGACTTTTCAAAACGGTTCATCACCAGTTATTGAACGAGATGGTAAATTTTTCAAGCTAGATATGGATAAAGATTTTAACCCAATTTTTAAAGAAGTTTAATGAGTAAAGTAATAACTTTAATATCAATAACAACAGGAAGCTTAGTAGTGTTTGCAGATCTACCAATACATTTTTTATTTGGAATTGTATTTGCAGGAATAATGATAGAGATTGAACAAATTGAAAAAAAGTTATATCCAATAGTTTCAAATATTATTTTAAGTTCTATTGTTGGATGGGTTTTTTCTTTTGGGGGCAAGCATTTCTTTCCTAGTTTATTTATAGGTCAAATAAAAATATTTTCAATGTTTATACTGACTATATTTTCTTATTTGACCATTGTGTATTTTCTAAGAAATGAAACTATACAAAAACTATTAACAAAGTATTTAACAAGAAAAACAGGAAATGATAGCGATAGCAGTAATTAGTGTTTTGAGTTATATATATGGCTTACATTGTGTTACACGAGAGGTTTACTTTATAAATAGTGAAAATAATATACCAGAAGATTCTAAGAAAGTCTTACTTTCTATACTTATTTCTTTAAGTCTTTTTTATGCCGTTTTAATCTATTGGTTTTTAACAAGAAAAGGATATGATTTATTTTTTACTTTAGAAAAATTTGATACTGATTTATTTATATTATTAATGGCTTTTGTTCAAATTTCAACAAACATAACAAGGTTTGTGAGAAAAAAAAGAACTGGTGAAAACTACATTTTAAACTACAAGCACGAATTAAAAAGAGGTATCAATTTTAAATTTAAAAAACAAACAGAATTTTAAAAAATAGTACAAGACTTTATTAGTAAACATAAATATGTAGTTTATATTACTGAAACAGGAAAAGTCGTCGAGTCTTATAAAGATATGTTAAAAGGGGAAGTAAGAGCGTTTAGTGAACGTTCTTTTATGGAGAAATTAACAAGCGAAAAAATAGAATTAATTATCTTTTAGGTTTTCTGTATCTTTGTAGTTAAAATACAGAGTAATGGATTGTTTTAGAAAAATAGGCGTAGGTGAAAATCTAAAAGACGCTATGTATTATGTTGTAGGAGGAAGGGTTTATAAAGGCTATATTGTTTCTGATATAGTCCTTAAAAAAAAAGAATTTATTATATATATTAAAAAAGGTGATATTATCCAAGAATGGAAATCGCTAAATAAATCTATTGTAACATATAAAGAAAGATTTTTAAATGAAGAGTCCTAATTATTTTATAGTTAAACCTAAAGAAAACAAGAGATACAAAAACACAGAGAAGTTTGGTGATTTTGATTTTTTAATGACTAATAGTCTTGAAAAAGCCGACCATACTAATCGTGAAGCAGAAGTATTAATCCTACCAGAAAATTACGAAGGCAATATAGAAGTAGGAGACACTTTAATTGTGCATCATAACACTTTTAGAATAATGCGTACACAAAGAAACACAGTACTTAACTCTAGGGCTTATGTAATGGATGGTATGTATGCTATTACTGATTACTATTTGCATATAGATAAAAAAGGAGATAAATTTACTAAAAGCCCTTATATTTTCATGCAACCTATTATAGAAGAAGATTTAGAAAGAGGATTAGGTGAAAACGAAAATATAGCAAAAGTTATAATTAACAACGACTATATAGAAAAACTAGGGATAAAAAAAGGAAATACATACGCAATTAAAGATTTTAGAAATTACGTATTTAGAATAGATAAACAAGATTATTATAGAGTAACAGCAGATAGCGTATTAGCAGAAGTATAATGAAAGGTTTTGGAAAAGATATAGAATTAGCGATTGTCAATATTATTGACGGTTTAGAGTATGAGATAAAGGTAGATGCTATCGAAGCTCATAAAATCAAAACGCTAATGAAATCTAAAGAAAACTCATTTAAGTACGCTAAAAACCTCTTGTATAAGTGGGAAAACTCACAGAACAGCCCGTCAGACGAGAAACTAAAAGCTTATATAGAAAGATTAGTAGAAGCAGGAGATACAGCTTTAGAAACGCTTAGAGAGTTTTTTAGAACACCTGTTGACTATAAAGAAATAGACGAAGATAAACACCATTACGTTTCAGAAGGTAAAGCCGTTTTGCACGAAACAATAATTAATATTGATTCTAACCTTTTAGAATTAAAGTTACAGTTAGATGCTGAAAAGTTTAATCTATCAGATAAAGAATTTAAAATAGGTTATCCCGAAAAGTTTGCTAATCAAGAATTTTTCCCTGCTAAAAATTATCATCAAGAGTGGTATGATGAACAAACTGATTCTTTAATGATTTGCCCTAAAGGCACTAGAGGTAAAGTTATAACTTTAGATGATTTAAACATAATGTTACCTGCTATACCTAAAAAAGAAGATATAGCTTTTCACGATTTACCAAAAGAAGAACAGTATTGGCGTAGGAATGAATTACCTAATGGATTAAACATAGATACGGCAGAGGGTTATCAAGACTTTATAATTGAAGAATATAGACGTAGGCGTGAGGGTTATTGGTTTTACAATAATGGCAAACCCATTTACTTGACACCAAGTTTTTATTTTACACTTAACTGGGGTAAAATGAAAGATAATGGTGGGTATATGGATTTTAGGTATGCTCAATTAGAAATGGCTTATCACGCAGATGCTTGCATATTAGACAAAAGATGTTTAGGTGAACTGATGCCTAAGTCAAGACGTACAGGGTTTACTTATGAGAAAATATTTAGGTTTTTAAATGAGGCTACATCAACTAAAAACACAAACTTTGGTATAACATCTAAAAGTGATGACGATGCTAGAGAAGCTTTTGCTAAACTATCTTATGGTTTTCAAAACTTACCTTTCTTTTTTCAACCTATACTTAAAAATAATGCTGATAGTAGTAAGTACCTATACTTTGCTAAACCACCGGACAGAACGAAAAAAGCTAAAAAAAACAAAGAAACATCAACTGATGATTACTTAAACACAAGGATTGATTACAAAGCTACAAACGAGGGTAGTTATGACGGTTATAAAATGTTTAGATACCTTGCTGATGAGGCATCAAAATGGGTGGCAGGAAGAAGTTTTGAAAAACATTGGGGTCAAGTATCGCCAACATTTGATGAGGGCGGTATGATTGTAGGTAAAGCTTTTATAGGCTCAACTGTTTCTGCACGAGCAAAAGGTGGTAAAGAGTATTTTGACCTTTATAGAGCATCTAAAGTTAAAGACAGAGATAAAATTACAGAAAGAACACCTAGTGGCTTATATACTTATTTTTTACCTGCTCATAAAAATATGACAGAATTTACTGACAAGTATGGTGTATGCCACGAAACAGTAGAGAAAGGTCAGTCATTTACAAACGTTCACGGTCAAGTAAAAAAGATAGGCAGTATAACTTTTTTAGAAGCAAGACGTAAAGCTAAACGTAAAAAAAGTGAAATATCCTACAACGAAGAATTAAGAGCGTTTCCTATGACCGTTGAAGAAGCGTTTAGAGATGAGGCTACTAACTGTATATTTAATATAGAAAGAATTAACGAGCAAATAGATTATATCGGTCAAGCTAGTTTTGCTAATATAGTCAAAGAGGGCAGTTTTTCTTGGAAAGATGGAATACCCGACACAGAAGTAATATGGATGCCTAGTAAAAATGGAAAATTTAAAGTTACTTGGCTACCACCGCCAGAATTAAGAAATCGCAATGAAATGAAAATGGGGTTTGGCGGCTATTCTAAAGCACCTTTAAACGCTGATTATGGTGCGTTTGGTTGTGATAGCTATGATATATCGGGAACAGTTGATGGCGTTACTAAGTTTGGTAAAGAAAGTAATGCAGGTTCAAAAGGTGCTTTACACGGTATAACTAAGTTTAGTCTTAATGACGTGCCTAGCAATCACTTTTTTTTAGAATATGTATCAAGAGCATCAACAGCAGATAAGTTTTTTGAAGATGTATTAATGGCTTGTGTGTTTTATGGTATGCCTATTTTGGTAGAAAACAACAAGCCTAGATTACTGTATCATTTTAAAAATAGAGGGTATAGGAATTTTAGTATTACAAGACCAGACAAAGCATTAAACATATTATCTAAAGCAGAGATAGAGATAGGTGGAATACCTAACTCATCACAAGATGTTAAGCAAATGCACGCATCAGCAATAGAAAGCTATATAGATACGCATATTGGTTATAACGAAGAAAAAGGAGATTATGGTAGTATGTATTTTGAGCGAACACTAAGAGATTGGTTAAGTTTTGATATTAATAATAGAACAAAGTTTGATGCTACTATATCATCGGGATTATCGTTAATGGCAGTTAACAAAGAAAAGTATGGCAAAAAACAAGAAGTTAAGCCAATAAAACTTAACATTAAAAGAAAAAGAACAGCATAGGTTATGAAAGCAAAAAGAACAGATAAAAACAAGTTGTCAATTAAAAAAGTTTCTTTTCCACAACAAACAGATGATTTTAACGAAAAGAAAACCTATGACTATGGATTAGCAGTAGCTAGAGCAATTCAAGGCGAATGGTTTAAGCGTGAGGGTAATAGCAACTCTAAGTTTTACGACAACAAAAACGAGTTTATATTAAGACGTTTATATTCAAGAGGTAAACAATCATCTAAAAAATACAAAGATAATTTCTCTTTTAACGGGAATACTTCTTACTTAAATTTGGACTATACACCCGTGCCTATTATACCTAAGTTTGTAGATGTTGTTGTAAACAGTATTTTCGATAGAGATTATAATATCCGTGCAAGAGCGATAGATCCACAATCAGACGAGGAAAGAAAAAACTTTAGAGAGCAAATATACAATGATATGCTTTCTAAGGACTTTTTAATGAAAGCTAAAAATGAATTGGGTGTTGATTTGTTTAGCGTTAACCCTAATGAATTACCTGAAACAGAAGAAGAGTTAGACATCTACACTAACATGAAGTTTAAGACTGCTTCTGAAATCGCACAAGAGTTAACTATAAAAGCTATTTTTGAGAATAACGATTATGACAATAGCACAAAAAGAAGATTAATAAGGGATGCTGTTGATTTAGGGATTATTGTAGCTAAAAATACTTATGACCATGTTGACGGTATTAAAAAAGAATACGTTGACCCTGAAAACTTTATTTGGTCTTATACTGATGACCCTTACTTTAAAGATTGCTTTTACTTTGGGGAGTTTAAAACAGAGTTAATATCTAACATTTTAAAAGTACACGCCAACTTAACAGAAGAAGAAATTGAGCAGATACAAAATATGTCATCTGAATGGGGTAGGTATCACGGAATAGATGGTTATTCTATGAATGATGATAACCTAGATGGTAAGATAGCTATACTTAACTTCTCTTATAAAACTGTAAGAAAAAAAGTATGGAAAGAAAAGTCAAACAAAACAGGAGGGCGTAAAGTAATTAAAAGAGATAAGGATTTTGAGGTTAAAGGTAAAGGCGATAGAGATTTTAAGAAGATTGAAAAGTGTGAGGAAATAATCTTTGAGGGTAGATATGTTTTAGGCACAGATATTTTATTACAATGGGAAGTAATGGAAAATCAAGTAAGACCTAAACAATCACAAAATAGAGTAGTACACCCTTACGCTGTATGTGCGCCTAATATGATTAAAGGACATATTGATAGCATTGTAGAAAGAATGATACCGTTTGCTGATAAGATAAAAATGGTTGACTTGAAAATACAACAGACTTTACAAAACTTAATTCCAGACGGACAGTTTATAGATATAGATGGTCTTACAGAAATAGACTTAGGTGACGGTAATTCGTACAACCCTACAGAAGCATTTTCTATGTTTATGCAAACAGGTAGTATGTTTGGTAGAAGTCAAACTTTTGGTGGCGAGTTTAATCATGGAAAAATACCTATTCAAGAGATAAGGTCAAGTAGTGCTTCTACTAAACTACAAAGCTTAGAAAGACAATATATGTTTAATGTTAATATGATTAAAGATATTACAGGAATAACAGAGTATGATGCTAACCAACCTGATAAAGATAGTTTAGTCGGGCTACAGAAGTTAGCCTCTTATAATACATCTAAATCAACTAAGCACATACTACACGCAATCTTAAACGTAACCCTACAATTATCCTACTTAACAAGCTTACGTATATCAGATGTACTAGAATACTCTAAAAACAAAGAAGAGTTTGTAAGACGAGTAGGCACAGGTACGGTAAGGAATTTAGAGTATGTATCACAAATGCACTTAAAAGACTTTGCTATATATCTTGATTTAGAACCAGATATTGAAGAAAAAGCCAAGTTAGAAAGAGATTTAGAAATTGAAATTAAAAATGGCACTTTAGGAATTGAAGATAAGATTGACATTATGAATATAGGCAATATCAAGTATGCTAATGAAATATTAAAGATTAAGAAAAAGAAAAATATTCAAGAAAAACAACAACGTAAAATGGAAGAGATTAAAGCACAAGAACAGGCTAACATCAATTCTTCACAAGCATCAGCACAAGCAGACCAACAGAAACAAAGTGCTAAATTACAAGTTGATGGTAAACTTTTACAAATAGAGCATAAACAAGAAATGGAAAGGCTGAAACTAGAGTATCAATTAAAAGAAAGGTTAGTTAATGTTGAAAACCAATATAAGATGCCTATAGAACAAGCTAAACTTCAAGGTCAAGTAGATAAAGACATAATGAAAGAGGACAGAAAAGATGAAAGGGTTAAAAAAGAAGCTACTGTTCAATCACGAATGGTAGAGCAAAGACAAAAAGAAACAGAAGCTATAGACTTTGAAAGTGAGCAAGATATGTTCGCTGACTTCAACCTTTAGTTTAACTATAAAAAATAATTTGTATTTTTGTATAACAATTTAAATAAAATCTAATTAAATGGTAGACTTTAAAAATATTAAGGTTGTAGGGTATGAAGAAGCCCCAACAAAAACAGAAGAAGTAAAAACAGAAACAACAGAAGTTGTAGAAGATAAAAAAAAAGAAACAGTTGAAAATAAAGAAGTACAAACAGAAGCCCAAGAGCAAAGCAGTACAGATAGCAATGTGCAATGGCAAGAAAAAGTAGTAACACCTGCTGATACCGAGTTGTCAGAAGATGAAGTTCTTAAATTTATTAGAGAAAAAAAAGGTATTGAGATAGATAGTTTTGATAAACTAAAACAACCTATCGACAATATCCCTGATGATGTCAAGAAGTATTTAGAATACAAAAAAGAAACTAATCGTGGTTATGAAGATTATCTAGCCTTACAGAAAGATTGGAGTAATGAAGATGATAAGGTTGTTTTAGAAAAGTATTTAAAAGAGAAAAACCCTTTGTTTGATAACGATGATATTAAAGATGAAATATCAGAATTGTTTGCAGACGAGGATTTAGATGACGAGGCAGACATCAAAAAGAAAAACAGGAAAAGAAAGAAAGTATTAAATGAGGCTTTAACGTACCTTAATACTCAAAAAGAGAAGTACAAAACACTAAACGAAGGGTCTTCTAATAGTGAACAATCTAAAGAGTATCAAGACGTACAACAAAAGCTAAATGAAATAGTGAGTAGCCAAAAAGAGGCAGAAGAAGTCAACACTAAACGCTATCAAAAGTTTATTGATGAAAGTAAGACTATCTTTAATGAAGAATTTAAAGGTTTTGAATTTAACATTAATGGAGAAACCAAACTTTTTAAAACTGATGAAAGCAAGACGTTATTTGAAAAGCAGGCAGATATTCATAATTTTATTGGTCAATTTACCGACAACGATGGTGCTATAAAAGATGTAAAAGGGTATCATAAAGCGTTAAACGCAGGAATGCACGCAGACGCTATTGCAAAACACTTTTACGAATTAGGGCAACAAGAAACCATTACAAACGAAGGTAAAGACAGTAAGAATATAAATTTTGAAAATCGTAAAACAGAAGAGCCTACTAAAAAGAAGTCTATTTATAAAGTGGTGGAAAATACTAACTCTTATGGCAATAAGTTTAAAATTAAGTATTAATAACAAAAAAACGAAAGTTTAAAAAAAAATAAAAATGGCATTATTAGCAAGTCCCGGCGTTACGTTAACACCTTCGCCAACTAAAGAAATAACAAGCACAAATTATGTAGCTACATTTGATTTCTCTGATGAGAATTTACCTGATACAATAGCACAACAATTTGATAGATACGGTAAGCAAACTATAAAAGGTTTCTTAGAGCGTACATCAAGTGAAGTGCCTTCAAGTTCAGATAAAATTATATGGTCTGAAAAATCAAGACTACGTAACGTAGGAAAAGGCTTAACAAGGTCGTCTAACGTATTTACGTTTGCAGGACACCCTTTTAGAGTAAACGAAACTATTGTAATTAGCGATGGTTTAAATGTAAACAAAGCGCATATTACTGCTATAGATACTGATGAATTTACTGCTGTATCTACTTTATCGGGTGGTTATACAATCGGCTCATCTGGTCTTAACTGTTTTGTAACAGGTAATGAACACGCAAAAGGTACAGTCGGTATGACTGAATCACTAGAGGCTCAACCAGATATTTACGAAAACAGCCCTGTGATCATAAAAGACGTTGACATTGTTAATGGTTCAGACGCATCTAACATAGGTTGGATTGAGGTTGATTCTGATGATGCAAGTGGTTACTTATGGTACTTACAATCTCGTTCAGAAACAAGAATGAGATATGATGATTACTTAGAAATGAGTATGATTGAAGGTGTAAGTGTTGAGTCAGGGTCGGACGCAGCGACAGCAGGTAAGAAAGGTACAGAGGGTTTCTTTGAAGCAGCAGAAAAAGGTAATCTCTTTTCGGGATTAGCAACTTCTTTATCTGATATTGATGAGATAATTTACAGACTTGATGCACAAGGGGGTATTCAAGAGAATATGTTATTTAGCAAAAGAAATCAGTCTTTAGCTATTGATGATATGATAGCTTCTGAAAACGGTAATGCTGTTGGTGGTGCTTCTTGGGGTGTATTTGGTAACGAAGAAACAGGCGTTAAATTTGGTTTCAATGATTTTATTAGAGGTGAGTATGAGTTCTACAAGACTTCTTGGAAATACCTAAACGACCCAACAACTAGAGGTGCTTTTAGTGGTGTAAACGCTGTAAATGGTGTTTTAGTACCTGCTGGAACAACTAACGTATATGACGAAGTAATGGGTGAAAATGCAAGACTTCCTCACCTACACGTTAAATACAAGACTGCACAAGGCGAAGATAGACGTTACAAAACGTGGATGGTAGGTGGTGCTGTTGGAGCCTCTAATTCTAGTTTAGATGCTAACGAGTTACACTTCTTATCAGAAAGATGTTTATGTACTATGGGAAGAAACAACTTCTTTATGTTCAAGTCGTAGTTAGATTATATTATTTAATATTAAAGCAGTACTTAACGGTACTGCTTTTTTGATTATTAAATTAAAAAAACAAACAAGATTACTTTTATTATCTTTGTAATAATTTACTATTATGATAGATAGAATACGTAATATAGTCTTAACTATACTTAATAAAGAGAACAGAGGTGTAATTACCCCTGCTGAATTTAATAGGCTTGTAGCTTTAGGACAAAACACAATCTTTGAAGATAACTTTTACTTATACAACAAGTTTATAAACCTACAAAACCAAAGATTAACTAATAGTGAGTATTCAGATATACCTAAAAACATAGAAGAAAAAATAGACTTGTTTGCAGTAGAAGCAAGTTTAATTTTTGACAATCCTTATTTTATAAGCAACTTAACTGATGTATATAGAATTATGCAATTAAGGTATAACGGTATAGAAGTAGAAAAGGTTGCTAAATCATTATTACCTTATTTAGAAGATGAGAATTACGCATCACCAAGTTTAACTTACCCTGTTTACGTAAGGTATGGTTCTGAATTTAGGTTATATCCTACAACTATTAATAATAACGTAAAAGTATTCTATATACGTAAGCCTAAGACACCTAAATGGACTTTCATAAACGTGGGAGGTAATCCTATTTACAATCCTAGTGCAAATGATTTTCAAGACGTAGAGTTACACCCTAGCGATGAAACAAAACTAATAGCTAAGATTTTAGGATATATGGGTATTGCGATACGTGATAATGAAGTAGCACAGTACGCAGAAAATGAGCAAATAAAAAAATCTAACACCGAATAATAATGGCAGGATTAAGTCAAACAGCAGAGCAGTATTATAACGATGAAAGTAGTCATGGTGATTACCAGTACACAACTTTAGCTGATATTATAAAAACTTTTCAATTAAGATTTGTAGGTGATGACAAGTTGATTAATAACGTTAAGCGTTATGATATTATAGGACACGCTTTTAGAGGGTTGCAAGAGTTAAATTACGACTGTTTAAAAGAAATGAAGTCTATTGAGTTAGAGTTAAGTGATAGTTACGAATTAGCGTTACCACAAGACTACGTTAATTACGTTGCTTTTTGTTGGGTAGATGATAATGGTAATCATAGACCAATGCTTGTAAACGAAGATACAGACTACGTAAGAGGTTTTTTACAAGACAATGAGTACAATATATTGTTTGACGATGCAGGTAATGTACTAGAAGGCACATCTATAACCCAGATTAATCAAGCAAACGTATCAGCACAAGAAGTTAATGGGTTAGCTTTAAATGGAGAACCTAGTGAATTTAGTGATTACCAAGAATCTAGGACACCTTATTTTGGTTTAGATACAAGTAGAGCAAACGTAAACGGTAAATTTTGGATAGACAAGCGTAATGGTAAGGTTAAGTTTTCTTCTGATATACCACGTAGAGTTATTGTGTTAAAGTATATTAGTGATGGTTTAGAGTATTCTAACCCTAGCGATGTAAAAATAAACAAGTTAGCCGAAGATGCTTTATACAAGTATATAAGGCATGAGATATTATCTAATAAGATATATACGCAAGAATATATTGTAAGACGTGCTAAAAAAGATTGGTTAGTCGCAAGGCAGAATGCTAAGATAAGAATAGCAGGATTTAAACCACATCAGTTAGTTCAATCTTTAAGAGGTAGAAATAAGTGGTTAAAGTAAACTACGTATTTACCAGTATAACTTCTTGATGTTCAGTTTGTTTATCTGCATCAAAATTGATGATATATCCTAGTTATACCACATTTACCCAATCATCAACATTTTCCATCAATTCAATTTGTCCTTTGCCTTGTTCTATTATTTTATTTAAAACACCCGCCCCATAAGAAGTTGCTGTTCCA